GGACCGGATCCGGCTCCAGGGTTACTACCAGAGCCCGGCCATGGACCGGATCATGACCTATCGCCTGCCGCGCGCGGGCATGGCGCTGGCCGAACTGCCTCACGCGATCCAGCACACCCCGGGCCAGATGACCGCCGAGTATTTCTACGAGCCGGAGGTGCCGATGCCCATTGACGGGGTGACCCGAGCCCGCGATCTGGCGGCGGCCAATCGGGTGATTTTCGAGACCAGCGGTCTGGCCGGGCCGCGCTTCGCGCGGATGGTTGCGCGCGGCGATGGCGGCCAGCGCATCGAGGTGGATTGCCGGGCGAGCCCTGGCGACGCCCTCTGTGGCGGGGCCAACTAGACCCGGCCAGGATCGAACGGCCCCCAGTCCAGCACCTGAAAGGGCGGATCGCCGCCGGCGCGGCGGGAGCGAGGCGCCAACTTGACGCCGAGCGCGCGCAGTGCGGCCAGATCGCGATAGAGCGCCGAGCGGGTGCGGCCGGTAGCGGCCTGGAGCTCGGCGGCGGTGGCGCCCTCGCGCAGCCCGCGGAGCAGGCTGCGGAGGGTGGGGGTGTGGAGGGGGGTCATGCCATGCAGGCCTCGTCAAAAAATTGCATAACCATCCGGCGCTCTTCTTCGGTCAAGCCAAGATTTTTTAGATCGTCTGGGCTCTGTTGTCCCAGAACGCGCCTTAGCCCAGCAACACAGGGCCACGGGAGCCGAAACCAGGTCACATCATCATCCTGCGGGCAACGCTGAATAAAGCGACTCTCAGAAACAATCAAATGGACATCCATGGGGGCTCCTGTGCCGGACTGTGGAGCCCTCGCGCAGCCCGCGGAGCAGGCTGCGGAGGGTGGGGGTGTGGAGGGGGGGTCAATCTGCGTCTCGCGTGATATGCGGACGGCCCCCGCCAGCCTGCCTGGCCGCATCAATGGCCGCCTGTATCTTGCGTTGCGGGAGGGAGATCATGCACCCGGCGTTGAGCCGCACGTAGATCCCCGTGCGCTCGATGTACACGAGCGCGCCGGTTTCGCCGCGGGCAGTGGTGACCGTGCCGAGCGCCTCTCCACCCATGGGGATGTGGTTGGCGTAGCGCCGCCAAGCGCCAGCCAGATCGACGCTCAGCACGCCGCGAGATGGGTGGGCGGCCATCAGGCGTCCGTGATCGATGCCCCGGATCATGAGTGGAATCCGTGCATCGGGAAATGGGCGGAACGGATCGCCGCCCAGTTCGTGGCCCGGCGGCAGATGTCGATGACCTCTGCCTCGAAAAGGGGCTCGGCTGCGCCGCCGGTGGTGAGGGTCCAACGACCCTCGCCATCACAGGCGAACGTCTCTTCGCGGGCCGGGTAGCTGAATACCTTGGTCTGTCCCTTGACAGACCGGGCCGGGATAAATGCAGTGATGGTGGTATTGCTCATCTTGCTCTCCAGCCCCTGATCCCCGAGGCGCGGCGTGGCTCAGTGCCACGGAGATATAATCCCGCAACGAGGGATTAAATGCAATACCGTTCGTCGGATTCCCCGGCCGCCTGCGCGGCGCTTTGGAACTCGGGCAAAAGACCCGCGCGCCGGCGGGCGCGATGCTGGCGCAACACTCCCCGAGGGTTGCCTGCCGTGAAACGCCCTGCCGTGCTCAACAACTCCCCGCGCCTGTCCGGCTGGACGGGCATCGCCGCGGCGCTGCTGCTGCTGATCGGCCTGATCGCCCCGGCGCAGTTGCCGGTGGTGCTGTACAAGTGCGCCCTCTCGGTGATCGGCGTGGTGCTGGCCTATTGGGCCGACCGCGCACTCTACCCCTACGCGCGCCCCCACGAGCTGATCGGCGACGACTGGATCATGAGCCTGGCCTGCATTCGCCGGGCAGTGATCGTGCTGGCCTGCGTGCTCGGCCTCACCCTGGGATTGTGACGATGCGCCGCCTGCTGCTGTCGGCGCTGCTGCTCGCGGGCTGTATGCCCGCGCCGGCGGCCGGGATCCCGGCCGAGGCGCAGCACCACCGGCGCGATCTGGTGCGCGCGGCCCATCACGGCCTGGGGCTCACGGCGCCTATCGCCACGCTGGCGGGACAGGTGCACCAGGAGAGCGGCTGGCGGGCCGATGCGCGCTCTGGCGCGGGCGCCGAGGGCCTGGCGCAAATGATGCCGGGCACCGCGGCCTGGCTGGCCGAGACGCGCCCCCGCGAGCTGCACCCGGCGCAGCCGTACAACCCCGGCTGGGCGCTGCGCGCGCTGGTGACCTACGACGCCTGGCTGCTGGCCCGGGTGCCGGGCGCCAGCGCCTGCGAGCGCTGGGCGTTTGCGCTCTCCGGCTACAACGGCGGCCTGGGCTGGGTGCAGCGCGATCGCCGCCTGGCGCACGAGGCCGGCGCGGATCCGGATCGCTGGTGGGGCGAGGTCGAACACCACACCGCGCGCGCCGGCTGGGCGCGCCGCGAAAACCGCGCCTACGTGCGCCGCATCCTCACCGAGCTGGAGCCCCGCTACCGCGCCGCCGGCTGGGGCTCGGGGGTGTGCGCGTGATCGCCTCGCGCATCAAGGGCATGGTCGCCGCCGGCGTCGGGCTGGGGTTTCTGGCGCTGCTCGGCAGTGGCCTGTACGGCGCGCACCGCCTGCTCGACCGCACCGATGCGGCGGGCTACCAGCGCGGCCTGGCCGAGGGCGCCGAGCAGTGCCAGGCCGCCGACGTGGCTCGGCTCGATGCCGCGCTGCGGCAGATCCCCACACTCACCGCCGCCGCACAGCAGGCCAGCCGCGCGCTGGAGCAGACCATCGCCGCGCGCCGCGCCGCCGACCAGACATCCACCCGGGAGCTGCGCCATGCGCTCGCTCAATCCGCTGCCGCTCGCGCTGATTGCGTGCTGCCTGCTGACGTCGTGCAGCAGCTCGCCGCGGCCCGCGCCGCGGCCGCCCGTGCCGCCGCCGCCGGTGTTGCCGCCGGCGCTGCTGGTGAGCTGTGAGGCGCCCGTGCCGATCGAGGGCGAGAGCTGCGATGCCGTGGCCGTCACCATGAAGCAGCTCTACGACCAATACGGCGAATGCGCCGGCCGGCTGCTGGAGCTGCAACGCGCGACACAGGAGAGGGCGAGTGGAAATTGATCTGCGCAGCATGTTGATGATCGGCAATATGCTGGTCACCCTGGGCATCGCCGTGTACAGCTGGAGCGCCCAGCGCCGCGCCGCCAATGCGGCCGAGGTCGCCGACCTCTCGCGCCGGCTGGTGGTGACTGAGGAGCGCATCGGCCACATGCCCAACAGCAGCCTGGTCAATGCGCTCCATAGCGACATGCGCGCCGTACAGGCCCGGCTCGACGGCATCCAGCAGGCGCTGCAGCCGCTGAGCGCATCGCTCGACCGGATCAACAACTATTTGCTCAACCACAAATGATGGCTCAATGCGCATGAGGTCCCGATGAGCTACACCGATTTTCTGCGCGAGGATCGCCGCCTGGTGCTGCTGCGCATCCTGGCCGATCTGCCCGCCTACCGCAGCAACAGCAGCGTGCTCGCCGCTGCGCTGCACCAGCTCGGGCACGTCGCCAGCCGCGATCAGATCAAGGCGGATCTGCACTGGCTCGGCGAGCAGGGCCTGCTCACCGTCGAGGATCACGAGGCAGTGCTGGTGGTGACGCTGGCAGAGCGCGGCGCCGACGTGGCCGCCGGCCGCGCCATCGTGCCCGGCGTGCGCCGGCCGGGGGCCTGACATGGGGCGCAAATCGAGCATCAGCGCATTGCCCGACGACGTGCGCCGCCACATCGAGCGGCGCCTGCGCGAGGGCCGCCTGACCCTCGACGAGCTGATCGACGATCTGCGCGAGCAGTTCCCCGCGGCGGCGACCCCGAGCCGCTCCGCGCTCGGGCGCTACAGCCAGCACTACGATGAGCTGAGCCGCCGCCTGCGCGAGCAGGAGGCGATGGCGCAGCTGCTGGTCGCCGAGCTTGGCGAAAACCCCGACGAGCGCGCTGGCGCGCTGCTGGTGCAGTCGATCACCGCGCTGACCACCCACGCGGCGTTCGCCGCCCAGGGCGACGACGACCTCGCGATCGACGATGTGCGCAAGCTCGCCCGCGCCGCCCGCGACGTGCTCGGCGCGCGCCGCGCGAGCCTGGACGAGCGGCGGCAGATCGAGAAGGACGCGCGCGAAAAACTGATCGCCGAGCAGCGCGAGAAACTGGACGAGCTGGGCAAATCCGGCGCGGTACCTGCCGAGGTGCTCAACCAGGTGATCCAGGCGGCCTACGGCCTATGAATGCCCCCGCGCCCGCGCTGCCGCTCTACGCTTACCAGCGCCGCTGGGTGGAGGATGCCGCGCGCTTCAAGATCGCGATGTTCGCCCGGCAATGCGGGAAAACCTTCACCAGCACCCTCGAAATCGCCCTCGATTGCGCGCGCGCAGAGACCGCCGGCCGGCGCCAGCGCTGGGTGATTCTGTCGCGCGGCGAGCGCCAGGCGCGCGAGGCCATGAACGAGGGCGTGAAGCTGCATCTGCGCGCGTTGCAGGCCGGCTTCGAGGCCCACGACTACGACTGGGAGCCCGGCATTCGCGCGCTCGAGGTGGAGCTGCCGGGCGGCAGCCGCATCACCGCGCTGCCGGCCAACCCCGACACCGCGCGCGGCTTCAGCGCCAATGTGCTGCTGGATGAATTCGCATTCCACCAGGACAGCCGCGCGATCTGGCGCGCGCTGTTTCCGGTGATCTCCAAGCCCGGCCTGAAATTGCGAGTGATCTCGACGCCGAACGGCAAGGGCAACAAGTTCTACGAGCTGATGACCGGCGAAAACGACGGCTGGAGCCGGCACGTCACCGATATCTACCAGGCCGTGGCCGATGGTCTGCCCCGCGACATCGAGGAGCTGCGCCGCGGCGCCGGCGACGAGGATCTGTGGGCGCAGGAGTTCGAGCTGAAATGGCTGGACGAATCCAGCGCCTGGCTCGATTACGAGCTGATCCACGGCTGCGAACACGAGCAGGCGGGCAGGCCGGAGCTGTACGCCGGCGGACCCTGTTTCGTGGGCGTGGACATCGCCGCGCGCAACGATCTGTTCGTGATCTGGGTGGTGGAGCAGGTCGGCGACGTGTACTGGACGCGCGAGGTGATCGCGCGGCGCCGCATCAGTTTCGCCGAGCAGGATCAGTTGCTCGACGACGTGTTCCGCCGCTACCGCGTGCTGCGCTGCTGCATGGATCAGACCGGCATGGGCGAGAAGCCGGTCGAGGATGCCCAGCGCCGCCACGGCACCAGCCGGGTGGAGGGCGTGCTGTTCACCGCGGCCAACAAGCTCACGCTGGCCACGCGCGGCAAAGAGGCGATGCAGGACCGCCGGCTGCGCATCCCCGAGGGCGACAACGCGCTGCGCGCCGATTTCCACAAACTCAAGAAGGTCACCGGGCCGACCGGTGCGCCGCGCTTCGTGGCCGATTCCGACGCCCAGGGCCACGCCGACCGGGTGTGGGCTGCATTTCTGGCGGTCAACGCCGCCGGCGACGCGCCCGGCCCGATCGAATTCACCGCCGTCCCGGCTCCGGCCCGCGGTATCGACCGCGCCCCGCGAGAGCGCGAGGACCATGATTATCAGGAGGCCGGCACGCAATGGTGACGAGCAAAAACCGCATTCGCGCCGCGCTGGCGCACCTGTTCGGCGGCGGCGAGATCGACCGCGCGCAGATCAAACAGGCCCAGACCGCCGAGCTGCTCGCGCTGCACCGCGAGCAGCCCACCCACCCCGCGCGCGGCCTCACGCCCTCTCGCCTGGCGCAGATCATGGACGAGGCCGAGGCCGGCGATCTGGTCGCCCAGTCGGACCTGTTCGAGGACGTTGAAGAGAAGGACGGCCACGTCGCCGCCGAGATGGGCAAGCGCCGCCGCGCGCTGCTCGCGCTGGAATGGCAGGTGGTGCCGCCGGACAACCCGACTCCCGCCGAGGAGCGCGCCGCCGAGACAATCGGCCAGCTGCTCGATTCGGTGGACGATTTCGAGGGCGTGCTGTTCGACGTCACCGATGCGATCGGCAAGGGCTTTGTGGCGCTCGAATACGACGGCTGGCGCCGCGTCGATGGGGACTGGCTGCCCGGCGACATCATCCACCGCCCGCAGCGCTGGTTTCAGATCCACCGCGATTTCCGCCAGGAGCTGCGCCTGCGCGGCCCCGGCGGCGGCATACCGCTCACGCCGGCGGGCTGGCTGGTGCATGTGCATCGCGCCAAATCCGGCTACCTGGAGCGCGCGGCGCTGTTCCGCAGCATCGCCTACCCCTACCTGTTCAAGAACTACTCGATCGGCGACCTGGCGGAGTTCCTCGAGCACTACGGCCAGTACGCCAAGATCGGCCGCTACCCCGGCGGCGCGACCGATGCCGAGAAACGCACGCTGCTCAGTGCCTTGATCGGCCTGGGCCGCCGCGCCGCGGGCATCATCCCGCAGGGGATGGAGCTGGAACTGCTCAAGGCGGTCGAGGGCGACCCGGCCGCGTTCAAACTCATGATCCAGTGGGCCGAGGAGACGCAGAGCAAGGTGATTCTGGGCGGCATCCTCACCAGCGGCACCGGCAGCGGCACCAACACCAATGCGCTCGGCAATGTGCACAACGAGGTCCGGATCGACCTGCGCAACAGCGATGCCCGGCAGATCGCGCGCAGCCTGAGCTACCAGCTGCTCTATCCCATGGGGGTGCTCAACGGCCTGGTGCAGGATTTCCGCCGTTGTCCCCGGATCGAGTTCGACATTGCCGAGCGCGAGGATCTGGCGCTGTTCGCGGACGCGCTGCCCAAACTCATCGACCGCGGCGTGCGGGTGCCGCGCCAGTGGGCGCAGGAGCGCCTCGGCATCCCCGAACCGGAGCAGGGCGAGGAGGTATTGGGCGGCCCGGCCCCAGCACTACCGTTCCGCGCTCAGCAACGCGGCCGGATCGCGCTGCGCGCGAGCCCCGCCGTGCCGGATGCCGCGCTGGCGCGCATCGATGCCGACCTGCAGCCGATCACCGGGGACTGGATCGGCGCCATCGCCGCGCTGGTCGATCAGGCGGGCAGCCTGGAGGAGCTGCGCGACGGTCTGGAGCAACTGCTGCCCGGCATGACCACGGATGCCTACGCCCAGGCCATGGGCGAGGCGCTCGCCGCCGCCAGCCTGGCCGGCCGCAGCGATCTGCTCGACGAGGCCGCCCGTGGCGGTTGAGTGGGGCTCGCTGCCGTTTGCCGAGCAGATCGAGTTTTTCCGCGACAAGATCAATCTGCCGACCACGGCCTGGACCGATATCTGGGGCAACGAGCACGATTTCGCGTTCGTGGTGGCCGGCGCCAACCGCGACGCCCTGGTGGCGGATTTCCGCACCGCGGTCGAGCGCGCGATTGCGGGCGGCGGCACGCTGGAACAATTCCGCAAGGATTTCGACACCATCGTCCAGCGCCACGGCTGGAGCTACAACGGCGGGCGCAACTGGCGCAGCCGGGTGATCTACGAAACTAACCTGCGCAGCAGCTACATGGCCGGCCGCCACGAGCAGCTGCGCGCGGTGATGGCCGACCGGCCCTATTGGGAGTACGTCCACAGCGACGCGGTGGACGAGCCGCGGCCCGAGCACGAGGCATGGGATGGTCTGGTGCTGGCCGGCGACGACCCCTGGTGGCAGGAGCATTTTCCGCCCAACGGCTGGGGCTGCCAGTGTTCGGTCGAGTCGCTCTCGGCCGAGGATCTGGCGGAGCTGGGCAAGAGCGGCCCCGACCAGGCGCCGCCGGTGCAGCGCGAGCTGGTCACCGTGGGCCAGCGCAGCCCCAACGGGTCGCGCACGGTATCGGTGCCGCGGGGTATCGACCCAGGGTTCGCGCACACCCCCGGCCGCGCCCGGCTGAGCGGCATGACCCCGGCGGAGATCGAGGGCCGCGCGCCGCTGCGCCCCGCCGGCGTGCCGGATA